TCGCCGGCATCCTGTCGATGTTCGGCCTCGACCTCACCCCGCAGGAGCAGGCGACCATCGTGACCGGCATCGCCTCGGTGCTGCCCGTCGTCAACATCATCCTGCGCCTGGTGACCAAGACCGCGGTCAAGTAACCCGTGGACAGCATCGCGTGGGTCCTCTTCGCCCTCGTCGCGGTCGCCGTCGTGGCCTGGCTCGCATACCACGCCGGCCGGCGCCGGCTGCAGGGCGAATCGGATGAGGCGCTGCTCCGCATCTCGAAGGCTCGCCGGACCATGGACGAGGCTCTGCGCGATACTCATCCTGATGACCTTGACGACGAGCTGCGTGCCATTCGAGGCCGTGAAGCTCGCCGCAACGGCGGGTAGTGCGTGGATGTCCTGGCAAGCGAAAAAGGCGACGGAGGTGCGGAGCGCAGAGTGCGCATGGTATCGTCCGCCGGTGCTCACCGACGACGACATCTCCGGCCTCAGTCGCCGGGCCAAGGAGGACCTCGTCGCGAACGGCCGGATGTACGAGCAGGTATGCAAGCCATGAGCAGCGACCTCGATGAGCGCGTCGAAGCCTGGATGCTCGAAGAGGGCACGCACGACGACCCGCGCCGGATGAAGCTCTCGATCATCGCCGAACTCATCATCCACGGCACATGGTGCCCCGGCATCCACGACGAGGTGCTGCTGCGGCGGCTGGAGGCGGTGGAGCGATGACCTCCCCGTGCGCCTCCTCCTCCAAGCCTGGCTTGACCGGCATCGGTCCAGGTGCCACACCTGTTTCACCCGACGCACTTCGAGCGAGCCCTCGTCGCATGCGCGATGCTGCGCCGGCCGCCGCGCGAGCGATTGCGGGGCACGGACCCTGCGGGAGTTTGTCAATGGATGCGAGGCATGCAAGACACCACCGGCACATTGACCGCTTCCTCGAGTTCCTCGTGCTGGCCGCCGTCGTCGCGGTGCTCATCGTCGGCGGGCTTCGGGCGGCCCGGGCGGCCGAGATCCTGCCCTCTCTCGTCATCGGCGAGCCGACCGCCCGTATGGTCGAGGTGATGAGCTGCGACACGCACCAGCAGATCACATCGGCGTTTCGCGTCGCGGTGGCGGGTGACGACGAGCAGACGAAGAGCGTGCTGCAGGCGCTGAACCATGAACATAACGCCCTCGGCGAGCCGGTCTGCGGACGGGTGACTGTCGTCCTGCTGCCGCTTGCTTCGTACGAGCATGGGCAGGTCTCGGTCCAAGGAGTCTCGATGCCAGCGGTCGTGGTACGGTACGTCGCGGCTGCAGGGCCAGGCGGGCATCTACGAGTGCTGTGGGGTCTCTTCACCGGCGTCCACATCGTCGAACGAAGCGAGGAGTAAATCGCGTGATCCGAGGACTGACCACCGACGACGCCCGGCGCTATGGGATCGAACTGTCCCATGGTGAGGGGCTCATCCGGTACTGGACCTTGATGGCGAATGGGAAGCTGCGCGGCCTTCGCGAGTTCGAGGACGAACTGTCGGACGAGCAGGTGCTTGACCAGTGCATCGCGTTCGCGAACGAGAAGGTCGCCGCCCGCCGGCAAGAGCAGGCGCAGGAACGACTCGCCGCGGAGCAGGCGCAACGGGACCGCACCGACGCCGCCATCCTTGCGATACGCGCGGGTGCGCTGCGGCGGCGCCGCGGCCACGGGCAGCAGACCCCGGCGCAGGCGAAGGCGAGCTTGAGGAAATGACGGCATGCCGCGCAAGAAGATTGACCGGCACGGGGACCGCAACGGGCGCCTGACCTCGCTACGGCAAGACAAGTTCCTGCGCGCCTACGTTCACCACGGCACCCTCGGCGCGGCCAGCCGCGAACTCCGCATGGGCTACGCGACCCACTACCGCTGGCTCGCCGACGACGATTACGCGCGCCGTTTCGAGCACGCCAAGCACGAGGCCGTCGACCGTCTCCTCGAGGAGGCCCGGCGCCGAGGCATGGACGGCGTCGACGACCCCGTCATCCACAAGGGCAAGCGCGTCTTCGAGGACCTCGACGCCGAGGGCAGGCCCGTCGAGGCGCCGGTGGAAGGCGGCCGGCGCGCCCCCGTCGCGGTCAAGAAGTACAGTGATTCGCTCCTGATGTTTCTGCTCAAGGGCCTGGCACCCGAATTCAAAACCGTGCGCGTGGACGGCGAAGGCGATGGAAATGGACTCCGAGTCACCATCAACGTTGGAGCAGTATCGCAGGCTATGGACCTCATTGAAGGAAAGCCGTTCGAAGCACCCGGAAGCGACGATGGCGGCGCTCCGGCTACTGTGCCGGACTGACCTCTACTTCCTCCTGCGGTATGCCCTGAACCGGCCGGACGTCGAGCGCCCGTGGCTCCTGGCGCGTTGCAAGGAGGTCGAGGCGGCGCCCGATGGCTACCTCGACCTGTGGAGTCGAGAGCACTACAAGTCCACAATCATCACGTTCGCGCTCACCATCCAGGATGTCCTCGCCGGCCACGGGGAGTGGGACCATCCCGGGCAGCGCCCCGAGAAGTGGGCGGCGCGCGAGCCGACTTTCGGCATCTTCAGCTACATACGCCCCGCCGCGAAAGCGTTCCTGGATCAGATCAAGCAGGAATTCGAGGGCAACGTATTCCTCAAGGCCCTGTTCCCCGACGTGCTCTACGCAGATCCCAAGAGCGAGGCGAAAAGCTGGGGGCTTGACAGCGGGCTCACGGTGAAGCGCAAGTCGAATCCGAAGGAGGCGACCATCGAGGCGTGGGGCATCGTCGACGGGCAGCCGACCGGCCGGCACTTCGTCGTGCGCATCTACGACGACGTCGTGACCCGTGACTACGTGCGCACGCCGGAGATGATCCAAAACACCACCGCCGCCTGGGAGATGTCACTCAACCTCGGCGTCGAGGGCGGCTACGAGCGGTACATCGGCACGCGCTACCACTACTTCGACACGTACCGCACGATGATGAAGCGCGGCGCAGCGGCGGAACGAATCTATGCGGCGACCGACGACGGCACCTTCGAAGGCGAGCCGGTCCTGTGGTCGAAAGAGTATCTTCGCGATAGGATACGACGAGCCGGCCCTTACATCGCAGCGTGTCAGTTGATGCAGAACCCGCAGGCAGCAACGACCGAAGGCTTCCAGCGCTCGTGGGTGCGTTTTCACGACCTCGACATTGCGAACGGTTGGAAGTGCGCGCGCCGCGCGAATCGCTACCTACTCGTCGACCCCGCGAACGAGAAGAAGAAGACCTCGGACCGGACCGCGATGGCCGTCATCGGCCTCGGCGAGGACGAGAACACCTACCTGCTCGATGCCGTCTGGGACAAGCTGTCGCTGAAAGAGCGAACCGATGCGATCTTCTTCCTCCACCGCAAGTGGCGGCCGAAGAAGACCGGCTATGAGAAGTACGGGCAGCAAGCCGACATTGAGCACATCGAAGGCGAGATGACCTCGGAGAACTACCGCTTCGAGATCATCCCGCTCGCGGGCCCGCTCGGCCAGGTCGACCGCATCCGGCGCCTCATCCCCGACTTCTCGCAGAGCCGGATCTATCTTCCCAAGCACCTGTGGAAGAGCGACTACCAGGGCGTCGAGGTCGACCTCGTGGAACGGTTCCTCACCGAGGAGTACGACCCGTTCCCGGTCGGGCACACTGACCTCCTCGACATCATCAGTCGTATCAAGGATCGCGATTTCCCAACGACTTGGCCTAAACTGTTGGAATCTCCGCAGGAGGAACGCTACGGAGTCAAGGCCCGCGAACGAACGCGGTACGGGAAGCGCAAGATGGAGGAGACCTCGTGGCTTGGTGCATGAACAGCGATAGCGGCCGGCTGTGCCACGGTGGGCGACACAGGCCGGCACGCCGGCCCCGGCGACGTCACATTAACAGGCGGGTCCGGCGCCGGCCGGCGAGTGGTGCTCCTCGCATCCTGGCCGGGCCCGCCAATCGCCGATAGGAGCAGGCATGTTCTGGTTCAAGAGAAAACCGAAACCGCCATCCCGCGACGAGGCGCCGGACATCGGCATGTCGGGGAAGGACATCGAGGTTGGACCCCCACCGAATACGAGACGGCAGGTGTTGCGCAATCTGCACCGATGCCGAAGACTCCTCCTGCGAAGAAGAAAGGGGGTAGGCAACGCCGATCAAGATGCAGGGTATGTTCGCGAGATCCAACATCTTCGCCGGCAACTTCAGGCCGCGAACATCACCCCTCCCGAGACCGTCGAGGCCATCGACGAGGCGCTCCGGGAAATGAGAGGCTGACATGGCGACGACCTTCAACCTGTACGACCAGTTCAGGCTCGCCCGATTCAATTCGGATGGCGCCATCGACCTGGAGAGCCAATCCCTGCACGCAATACTCGTCTCGAGCAACTACTCGCTGAGCCAGGCGAATCACAGAGTCTACTCGGACGCCTTCGCCGCACAGGCCGCGGGCCCGGAGGTCGCTGGCAACGGATATGTAAGCGGCGGCGCGGTGCTGTCTTCGGTCGCGGCCACACTCGACCCGGGAGGCACGGTTACCTTCGACTGCGCCGATCCGGTGACGTGGGCGCAGGATGCGGCCGGCTTCAGCGGCGCGGACCGGTTACTGGTCTGTTTCGAGGCAGGGCTGGCTCAAGCGGACTGGTGGCTCCTCGGCTACTCGGCGAGTTTCGGGCCGAAGGGCAACGTTGATGGCGACTTCTCGATCACCATCAACGCGGCGGGCCTGTTTACGAGCACACGATGATGGCTGAGCCGGTCACGTTCGTCGCCGCCCTGGAACGTTTCGGTACATTGATTGCCGCGGGCCTGGTGTTCCTGCTCGGCCTGCTCGGCTGGATGGGTCGACGTCAAGTCAACCGGCTAGACATTCAGGATGCCCACCTGCATGAAATCGAACGTTGTCTGGGGCATCGTGTCACTCGAGAAGAGTTCAACGGCACGGTGAATTCCATCCGCGCAAAGATCGAGGAATCGGAGAAGACCTTAACCGAGAGAATCGAGGCGGGGAACCGGGGGACGCACGAGCGGCTCGACCGCTTCCTGGAGCGCGAACGATGAATCTGATTGACCTGATCAAGACCATGCCGGGTTACGTCGATGCAACCGACCCGACGGATGCTGCGGTGCTCACCTGGCTCAATCAGACGGTGACCGTATGGATCGATGTGCCGTGGCTCGAATACGCCATCTGGCTCGATTCGGTCGATGGCTATGCGCTGTTGGAAGATGCGAAGGCAGGGATCCTACCCGCCGATATCCCGCCAGCGGCCACCGCGACGAAGAGTCAACGGGCGGCGGCGGGACTTGCTCTCGCGATTGTCAATGCGGGTCAAGACCTCGCGGCGAGCCGAACAGAGGTTCGAGCCAGCATGGGTAAGTTGATCCCGGATGTCTTCTCGACGACGGCGCGGGATGCGCTTCTCGCCATGGCGCAGAAAGGTGTGACGCGGCTCGAAGCCAATGACGTATCTTGGCTAGGTGCGGTTCTCATCGAAGACATCGCAGAGGTGCGCAAGTAATGGCCGCATCAGAACAACTCGTCAAGCAAGGGATCCAGTTTCTGTTCGCAGATCACGCGACAGATTTCGGGGCCGCACCCGCAACGGCCGCAAACTCTCTCATCATTGGCACTCCCACGGATGTTCAGATCGACTTGACTGGAGTCGCCGCAAGCGGGGGCGCAAGGCAAGCGGCAAAGGCGGATTTAACGACACCGTGGGGGCGGGCATGGGCGCTCGGCGCGTGCATCGAGTTCGAGATTGCACCGACTGACAATGGAGTGGTCGAGTTCTATTGGGCACCGTCACCAAGCTCAACGGCTGGTACAGGGAACGCGGGTGGCACGACTGGGGCAGATGCCGCGTTCACGGATACCGGAGGGAACCTTGGCGAGATGCAGTTCATTGGGAATTTGCACGTTCGCAATAATGTCATCGCGATTGGTTTCGTCGGTATTCTGGTACCCATCTACGAGTATGGAAATCTAGTCGTCGTCAATCAGGCAGACCAAGCCCTGCGCTCGACCGCGACGGCGATGGACGAGACCCACATCGTACTGACCGAGATCATCGACGAGGCGCAGTGATGAGCCGGTCATTTGCTGCGAATCAATCCTACCTCTCCGTTGATTGGGGGTCTCCGATCAATTGGGACCATCCGCTCAATCGCGGACTCGTTGGTTGGTGGCTCAATGCGCCGCATTGGCAAGGCGGCACGAAGTGGCGTGACCTCGCTAATGGCTATGATGGCACGCTCACGAGTATGGACCCGTCCACAGATTGGGTCACGAGCGGCAGCAGACAGGGCGGATGGGGTGCGCTGGATTTTGGTGCGTCAGATCAAAGCGTGCAAGTAAGTTCATTCCCGACGACCACGGGTTCTTTTACTGTTTCGGGATGGTTTCAAAGCACAAACAATAACAATGCAGACCGGGAAGGAATAGTCGAACACAGTACGGGCGGCAATGATGGATGGAGAATACAGACGGGAAGTGTAGCTGCTAAGGGCAAACTAACATTCACGCTTGGCGGCGTCGCTGATTATTCTTTTACGAATCTTGCGTTGGTTGGGGATTGGCAATTCTTTACGGTGTCGGTATCCGGGACAACGGCTGTAGGTTATCTCGACAGCGAGACGCAATCACTCACGATAGGGACACTCAGCGGCACGCCAACCAAGGTCATTATCGGAGACATCAACGCTTTTACAGGTTTTTCATTCCTCGGAAAGATGGACGACATCCGAATATGGAATCGAAACTTGTCCGCTAGGGAGTACGCCCTCCTGTACCAACAATCAATCCACAGCTATCCCGACATGCTGCGCCGGTGGACGCGGCGAGCGTATTCGGTGCCAGCGGCGGCGGGCGGCGCGACAACTATTGCACTGACGACCGGCACGTTCACGTACACGCCGAAGGACCTTACGAACCTGCTCGCCCTCAAACTCGGCGCAGCAGACCTCGTCATGCAGGGGCTGGATGTTCACACAGCCATCGCCGTGAACCTGGCATCAAGCAACTTTCAGTTCACTGCGAAGAACGTACAGAACGCGGTCGCGATACGTCTGGCCGCGGCTGGCTTTCCCTTTTCCGCGAAAGATGTCACCGTGATAGGCGCGCTCGTTGTTGACCTCGCGAACGGGACTTTCAACTTCGCTGGCAAGGCGCTCGATGTATCGGGAACTGCGCTCAGCCGCGCATACCATGCCGGGCACCTTGTCCTCAACCGACTGAGCCGGAGGAATTGAAGTGGCGCTAACCCCTCCAAAGGTCACCCGGGACCGCGACGGTTCACAGCAAACCCTCCCACTCTTGCGGCACGGCACGACGCATCTCGTGAACATCAGCGCGGCCGCGGTGGATTCTCCGACGCTGAACTCCGACGCGGTGCGCGTCGTCTCGAACGTCGATTGCCACGTCGCGTTCGGTGCCGGTGCTGCGAGCGTGGGCTCGGCGTTCCTGCCGGCGAACGTGGTCGAGGATTACCCGGTTAGAAATGGGGCGGACATAATCAGCGTCATTCGAGATTCTACCGATGGATATCTCTACGTCACCGAGCTTTCGTAATGGACCCCATACCGGCGCGTAAGAAAGACCATCTCGTCCACAAGGACCTCCTGGCGGACGACGACGACCTCGTGCTTCAGATCGAGCGCGACTTCCGGCTGGCCCGGGACTACACCGAGGGCTGGCGCGAAGAGGTCAAGGAACTCTACGACCTGGTTGCCGGCGACCAGTGGGACGACCTCTCGCGGGCGCGCATGCTCGACACCCTTCGCCCGATGGTCACGTTCAACATCACGGTCAAGTATCTCGACGCGGTCGGCGGACTCGAGGTCGGGAACCGGCGCGAGGTGCAATACTTCCCGCGCGAGGTCGGCGACAGCAACGTGTCGGAACTCTACACCAACGCCGCGAAGTGGGTCCGCGACGAATGCGATGCGGACGACGAGGAGTCCGAGGCATTCTGGGACCTGTTACTCGGCGGTATGGGTTGGACCGAGACGGAGGTCAGTGACGACATGCGCCCCGAGGGCGACGTCGTCATCGAGCGTCGCGACCCGCTTGAGATGTTCTGGGACCCGGCGAGCCGGAAGCGCAACCTGAAGGACTGCCGCTGGATGATGCGTGTTCGGCCGATGACGCTGGAGGAAATCGAGGAACGCTGGCCGGGAAAGACGATTGATATGCCGCAGCGCGGAGTCGGCACAACGCTCGGTATCGACGTCGAGGAACTCTACTCCGACGCGTTGCACGACGCCCAGAACGCGTGGCGATACATGGGGGACTCGGAAAAGACGCGCCGCGCCGCGGGCATGGTGGCCTACGTCGACTATCGCTGGTGGGTTCGCGAGACGCATTTCCGGGTGCGCACCCAGTTCGGCGAGCGCACGTTCACCCGGTCGCAGTGGACGACCGCGCGTCGAATGCTCGAGGCGAACGGCATCCCTTACGAGGCCGCGGAGTACCGGCGCCGTCGCTACTACCGGGCGCAGATGGCCGGCAAGACGATCCTCGACAAGGGGCCGAACCCGTACCGCGACGGGTTCGCGTTCAACGTTATGACCGGCCGGCGAGACCGTAACTCGAACACCTGGTTCGGCATCGGTCGCGTGCTGAAGGACCCGCAGCTCTGGATCAACAAGTTCTTCAGCTCGATCCTGCACACGATCAACTCGCAGGCGAAGGGCGGTGTCATCGCGAAGCGCGAGGCATTCGAGAATCCGTCGAAGGCGGAGAACACCTGGGCCCGGCCGGACTCGATCACCTGGGCCGACGAACTACACGACGAGCACGGCAAGCCGAACATCCTCCCGAAACCGCAGGCGGACTACCCCGAGGGCATGGACCGCTTGATGACATTCACCGTGCAATCGTTGCCGGAGATCTCGGGCCTCAACCTCGAGCTTCTGGGCCTCGCCTCGAAAGTCCAGCCGGGGGTCCTCGAGGCGCAACGGAAAGAAGCGGGCATGACCATGCTCGGGTGGGCCTTCGATTCGAAGCGTCGCTACACCAAGGACGCCGGACGGACTCTCGCCTACTACATTCGCGAGTACATCGCCGATGGTCGCCTGGTCCGCATCGACCAGGAGAACGGCCCGAAGTTCGTCAAGCTCATGAAGGACGAGCTCACCTTGGATTACGACATCATCACCGATGAGTCGCCCTCGTCGCCGAACGCGAAGGAACGGATCTGGGGCATGATGATGCAGATGATCCCGCATCTGATTTCTGCGAACATCCCGGTCCCGCCGGAGGTCCTCGACTACTCCCCGCTCCCGCGGAAGCTCGTGGACGCGTGGAAGAAGATGATCAGCGAGCCGAACCCGGAGCAGCAGAAGCAGTCGAAGCTCGCCGAGGCCGCAGCAACGGCGGACGTGAAGAAGACCGAAGCCGAAGCGCAGAAGCTCGAGGCGGAGGTCGAGGAGACGCAGGCAGAAACGATACTCGACCTCGCCAAAGCTCGAGAGGCGGCGGCGCGGGCAGGCAAATCGATGGGTGGAGGATAAACCGTGGCAGACCGAGACGACATCGAACAGACCGAAGACGACGAACTCGCCGGCTTGATGCAGGAGGAGGAAACGCCCGAGCCGGAAGAGCATGAAGAGGACGAGGGCGAACCGGAGGTCCGCGCCGAGGCCGAGGAGGAAGGCGCCGAGGACGAAGGCGAGGAGGGCGAAGATAAGAGCGTTCCCCTGGCTCGCCTCCTGCAGGAACGCAAGCGATTCCAGACGGACCTCGAGGCCGCCCGGCAGGACGCGATGACGCTCCGCGGGCAGGTCGAGCACCTGAGCGGCATCGGCGAGGAACTTCGCCAGTGGCGTGAGGAGCAGAAGGCGGAGAAAGAGGCGCGAGCGGCCGAGGCCCAGAAGGGAGCCGAGCCCGAGGAGCCCGACTTCATGACGGACCCTGAGGGCTTCGCCCGCTTCCAGGCGGAGAAGGCGAAACGCGAGGCCCTCGCGGAGGCGAAGGCCGAAATCGACGCGCTGAAGCAGGAGGGGGCGCAGACTCAAGAGCAGAACGCGGCACTGATCCAGGCCCGGGAACAACTCTCCGTCAACGACCAGAAGTTCGCGGCGGACCATCCTGACTACTACCAGGCCCTCGATCACCTGCGCAACATCCACATGCAGAATGCGATGCTGTTCGGTGCCACAGAGGCAGAGGCGCGGGTTCAGATCGGGCAGGCGGAGCTGCAGGGGGCGATCCAGTTGCTGTCCGCCGGCAAGGACCCGGCGGAAGCGTACTATGAAATGGCGAAACGTTTCGGCTATACTTCCGCGAAGAAAGGCGACGAGGCAGGCGACGAGGGCGAGGAAGATGACCTCAGTCGGCAGCGCAAGCGGAACCGGGCCGGGAGTGCCGGATCGAGCGGACTCCCCGCCGCGCTGGACGAACTTGTCGACATGGAAGATTCAGAGTTTGACGAGGCGATGGGCGCCCTGCTAGGGCAAGGAAACCCCGTCTAGCCTCACGCCGTCGACCCGGGCGCACCATGGGTCGTTTCGCTGCCCGCGAGCGTATCGCGGGAGGCACGTCATCCGTAACTGACGAGTCGCCCCAGTAGTGCGAGAACTACTGCTCAGCGTCGCTTGTGCGCGAAAACGCAAGCAGGACGAGCAGGAGTTCACTCATGGCGAAGACAAGCTATGGGGTCAATCACCCCCTAGCCGTCAAGAAGTGGTCTCGCAACCTCATGGTCGAGTCGCTGAAGGAGACTTACGCGCTTCGGTTCATGGGGTCGGGAGCGAACGCACTCTGTCAGATCAAGAGCGAGGTCCACGAGGTCGGTGACAAGGTCACCTACGGGCTTCGGATGCAACTGGCGGGAAGCGGCGTTTCCGGGGACGACACGCTCGAAGGTCAGGAAGAAGG